AAAAATAAAACTATGAGATATGTATTTGATTTAGAGACTGACGGTTTACTTGAAGATGTTACTGCTATTCATTGTATTGTTTTAAAAGATATTGACACTAATGAAATTTTAAAATTTAAAACTGATGATGCAGTTAACCATCTTAGAAAAGCAAGTTTAATTATAGGTCACAACATAATCAAATATGATATACCTGTACTTAAAAAACTTTTTATCCGCTTTGAAACTAAGGCAAAAATATTTGACACTTTAGTAGCTACAAGATTGTTGTTTCCAGATGTTAAAGAAAAAGATTTTCAAAGAAAAGATTTTCCTAAAGATTGCATTGGTCGTCACAGTTTAAAAGCTTGGGGCAATAGAATTGGAACTTACAAAGCACAGTTTGAAACTGATTGGAAAACATATTCACCTGAGATGCTTGAGTATTGTATTCAAGATGTAGAAGTAACACACAACTTATATAAGATGATAGTTGAAAAAGGTTATTCAGAACAAGCAATGGATTTAGAACATGCAGTTGCTCAGTTAATATACAAACAAGAACAACATGGATTTACTTTCAATGTAGAAGCGGCTCAAAAATTATACACCACATTAAATACAAGAAGATTAGAATTAGAAGATGAGTTTCAAAAAATGTTCCCACCTGAAACAATCAAAACGCCTTTTATTCCCAAAGTAAATAACAAAGCTAGAGGATATACTAAAGGACAGGTGTTTTATAAAGAATCAACTAAAACATTTAACCCATCAAGCAGGCAAGATATTGCTGATAAGTTAATGACAATACATGATTGGAAACCAAAAGAATTTACTGAAGATGGTAAACCTAGACTAGACGAAACTGTATTAGCTTCACTACCATACCCAGAAGCTAAAATATTATGTGAACATTTTTTGTTAGATAAAAGAATAGGACAACTAGCAACAGGTGCTCAAGCTTGGTTAAAGCATGAGAAGAATTGGAAGATACATGGTACATGTAATACTAATTCAACTGTTACAGCTAGAGCTACACACTCTTACCCAAACATGGCACAAATACCTAGCGTTAACGTGCCTTACGGTAAAGAATGTAGAGCGTTATTTACAGTTCCAGCAGGTAAAAAACTCGTGGGTGTTGATGTCTCGGGTTTAGAGGTGAGAATGTTGGCTCACTATATGGCTAAGTATGATAACGGTGACTATGCTAAAGTTGTGCTTGAGGGTGACATCCACTCTGAGACACAAAAGTTAGCTGGGTTAGATAGCCGAGACTTAGCCAAAAGATTTTATTACTGTTTCCTTTATGGTGGCGGTGTAAAAAAGATAGGGTTAGTAACTGGTAAGACTATGGCAGAAGCCTCTAAAATTAAAAAGCGTTTCTTAAATAATTTACCAGCGTTAAATAAATTAATAACAGAAGTTCAAGCAGCTGCTGAAAAAGGTTATTTAATTGGTCTTGATAAAAGAAAAATTAAAGTACGCTCAACACATGCTGCACTTAATACTTTATTACAATCAGGTGGAGCTATTGTATGCAAACAATGGCTTGTTGAGTTTGATAAATTATTAACACACCATGATGCACAACAAGTTGTTTGGGTGCATGATGAAATACAAATAGAGTGTCTTGAAAAAGATGCAGAAGAAATAGGAAAGTTAGCTGTCGAAGCCATCCAACGTACTGGCAAACATTTCAATTTAAGAGTTCCTTTAACAGGGGAATACAAAATAGGAAACAATTGGAGTGATACACATTAATGACTAAAGTAAATAATAAATTTGATATTGATTTAAAATATGGACAAGAAAGAGAAAACCGTATTGAAAAAATATTAAAAGAAGGAAAGTTAGAAGTAAAGACTGAGCGTGACTGGTGGTTTAAAACTGGAAACATTGCAATTGAAATAGAGTGTAATGGAAAACCATCTGGCATTATGGTGACCAAAGCTGATTACTGGGTTCACATACTTGCTAACGGGGACAAAGATTATTGTAGATTAATTTTTGACACTAAAACAATTAAGAAATTAACTAAGAAATATATTGGCACACTTAAAAATGGTGGTGATGGATGGCGAAGTAAGTTTGTTTTAATTCCATTATCCGAAATATTTTTGGCAAAAAATTTAACGTAAATTACAGGAAAGGAAAATAATATATGGCTAAGAAAAGAGTATTACTAATTGATGGTGATATTTTAATTTATAAAATAGCTACTCAAAATGAAGTGGACACTCATTGGGGTGATGGACTTTGGACTTTACACTGTGATGAGAAACAATGCATAGCAGATGTTGATTCACAGATAGAAGACTTGGGTTCACAACTTGAAGCTGACGATTATGTTGTTGCGTTAACTGATAAACATAATTTCAGAAAAGATGTTATGCCTACATACAAAGCAAACAGAAAAGAAAAAAGAAAACCAATGGTTTTAAATGCTTTGCGTAAATATGTTATGGAAAAACATAATGGTGTTATATGGAAAAACCTAGAAGCTGATGATGTCTTAGGTATTATGGCAACAGAACCAACAGATGAAGAAAGAATTATTGTCTCAATTGATAAAGACCTTAAACAAATACCTGCTACTTTATCTACAGATGGTGTGTTGTTTAAAGAGACACCATTAAAATTAGCTGACTACTGGTTTATGATACAAACTTTATCTGGTGATGCTGTTGATGGTTACACTGGGTTACCTAGCGTTGGTATTAAAACAGCTGAAAAACTTATAAGTAAATATACTATGGTACCCATCTTAGACCTATGGAAAATAGTTATTAAGTTGTATGAAGAAAAAGGTTACACCGAAGGTGAAGCTTTACAACAAGCAAGGGTTGCACGCATACTTAGACATGGTGAATATAATAAAGAAACAGGAGAAGTAAAATTATGGATGCAATAAAAAAACCAAAACATTATTCAATGGTTATTGAGCCTGCTACTTTTATCATGCAAAATAATATTCCATATGCAGAAGGCAATGTAATTAAATACATTTGCCGTTGGAATAAAAAACATTTGTCAGCTGAGAAACAATTGGAAGATTTAAAAAAAGCAAAACAATATATTGATATGATTATTGCTAAAGAATTTCCAGAGCCAGTTGGCGTAACACTTAACTACGAACCAGAAAAAGAATACTCTGTATTTGGAACAAAAATATAATGATACTTACACATGAACATTTAATTGTTAGAGCTATGGTAACACAGCCACCTAAAAGCATTGAAGAAGTTAAAACATGGGTTAAAGATTTAATCCCACAAATTAAAATGAAATTGATGGGAGAACCACAAGCTTTTTATTGTGACAAAAAAGGAAACAAAGGAGCTACTTGTGTTGCTGTGATTGAAACATCACACATAGCATTACATGTGTGGGATGAAGACAATCCATCTTTAATACAATTAGATGTTTATACTTGTTCTACATTACATGAAGAAATTGTATTCAAACATCTTGAACAATTTAAACCAACAAAAATTCAATACAAATTATTAGATAGAAACAATAGTTTAATAACTGTGCCTTCAATAAAAGACGTAGCTTATTCAACATCAGGAGCATTAGCAAATTTACATGGAGTATAGTAGAGACGATTTATTAACACACTTTGGCAAGAAAACATTACAAGATAGATATTTATTGCCAGAAGAAAAATCACCACAAGATGCATTTATGAGAGCTGCAAAAGCTTTTTCAGATAATGATGAAATGGCACAAAGAATATATGACTACGCATCTAAGTTATGGTTTATGTATTCAACACCTATTTTGTCTAATGGTGGTACTAAAAGAGGCATGCCTATTTCATGTTTTTTAAATTATGTAGGTGACAGTAGAGAAGGATTAACTGGTCATTACACAGAGAACGCTTGGCTTGCTTCTGTTGGTGGCGGCATAGGTGGTTACTGGGGACATGTGCGTTCTGATGGTGTGGCCACTTCAGGCGGCAGTGCTAGTTCAGGAACTATACCATTTATGCATGTAGTTGACAGTGAGATACTAGCATTTTCTCAAGGT